CTAGCAGCCCTAGTCACTCCTGTAAAAGTAGTAGCAGTAACTCCTGTATATGTAAATATTTCGCTATTGATTAATACTGATTGAGTACCAGAACTAGGATCAATAAATCCTGCAGTGCTATCTACTGTAATTGTACCTGAACCTGATAGCGTTGCATCAGCAGCAATATCAGCACCTAGTGATGTAGTTTCACCTGAACCAACATTAGAAGAAGAGATGTCTGTAGCAGCAATAGCACTATTAAAAACTGTAGGTGCATTTGTTTCGTCTACAACAATAATCTTATCATTGCCATCAAAGTTAAATCTTTCAAACCTATACTTTACTGCGTTTGTTCTACCCGTATCTCTTACTGTCCAATTCTCTGAAATAATAGTATTAAGTGCGTAGGCTGCTGCAGTAGTGCTAGAAGTTGCACGTGTGACTCCTGTAAAAGTAGTGCTTGTAACTCCTGTGTAGGTAAATATTTCAGAAGATATTTGTAGCGTACCACTAGAAGAAAACCCTGTAGTGCTATCTACTGTAATAGTACCAGAGCCTGTCATACCTGTAGCTGCTAGTATCTTTACAGACAACTCCGTAGAGGCAGCACTAAATATCTTTTCACCTCTGGCTGCTACTACTTTGTTTGCAAAGTTAGCTACCATTAATACTTTTTCAGAGCTGGTTGATGTAAAAGGAACTACGTGATTTACAAACTTACTATAGCCATCTATTCTTCTGTAGCCACCCTCAATGTCTGGTTCAAAGTTTTCTAGTTCCAGTGCCTCTCCCGGTTGCATAAGAAAAGTAGAACGATTTAAAACTAAACCACCCTCACAGTTAAATGCTATTGGTTGTACTTGAGAACTATCAGGCATTAAATAACACCAGACATAAAACTAATAGAACCACGGGGTCTTAATACAACAGTTGATCTAACATACTCAAACTTATTAATAAGTAAGCTTTGCATATTTTTAATGCCTTGTTCAAAACGTTCAAAATTTAACTGGTACTGTTGGGTTTCACCTCGGTATTGATAAACAAAAGCAGAAGCACCATCTGTAATAACAGGTTTAAATCTGTCTGGGATAGTAGTAATATCACCATGTGCAGATAGGTCATCAGGGAATGTAAAAAAATCAAAAGCTAGTGTATATGCTTTGTCTGGATATGGGTGTAAAAGATAGTTATTGTCAGGAGTTCTAACAATACTTCTAGGTACACCACCATCTATAAACTGCGTTACTGCAACACCACTTGCATGTACAGCAGCGGTAGTACTATTAGCACCACGTGTGCATCCTGTAATATCATTACCTGATATAGCAGTATAAGTAACTTGCTCACTTCCTATGTGAACAGTACCAGAAGTATCTAGCCCTGTAGTAGAAACTAAAGTTAATGTAGTAACAGAATTAGAATGAGAACCATCTAAAGTTGTTGCAACAACATCATCTTCTTGATCCGCAAATCCATTTTGAATATACTCATTATAGTTCAACGTTGTAAGACTATTACCCGAAGCATTAAGATCCTCATCTTTTTTTATTCTGGCTGTACTATAATCAATAGATTTTGTATTTGCAGGTATTGTATATCTGCTTTGTCCTGCTACTAAAGCAGAAGAGTTGGTAGCATGATTAAAAGAATAACCAAACTCTCTTTGATTAATATATCTAATTGACTCATTAACAGCAGCTTTACACTGTGTTTGAACACCCCTTGATCCCGTAAAGTTAGCAGAGGTAAGCTCTACTTCATTCATACGAGTTATAACACTGTTAGTTAATATAAGAAATGTAAGAGCCATTATGTTTCCTTAAGATGCACCAAAGGGGCCAGCGTGTAGCCAGCCCCTTAAGTATTTATTTTAAGTTACGCCAACAGATCACGGTCTACTTCAGAAGCAGATTTGTCTGCTGTGATGTCATCCATGATAATGCAGATTGCATATACACGAATAATACCACCAGTGATAGTTCCGCTAGATGCGTGAACTTCTACATCAAGGGTATCGGCTGCTGCAGTAAAGAAAGGCAGAAGTGTTGCTACACCCGAAGACATAGTAGCAGTAGTGTGATCACCTACAGACGCACCATCATAATCAAATGCTGCTGAAAACTGATCAATATCACCTCCCGTTTGACCCAGAAGTAGTGCTGAGTCAGTCGTTGTACCTTCCATTGCAGTAACAACCTTGATACCTGCATGTAGAACCATTGTGTTGGTTGGCAAAGCAATAGCTTGAATGATGTCATTCGCTGCAATAGCCGTACCACCGTTTTGCAAGATAGCGTCAGCAAAATCAATGTCATTTTGCAAAACCGAAATTGCACCACGGAGTTTCTTGTTTCCCGTTCCAGCATTGTTTGATGTTGAATCGGAGTTTGTACTCATTGTAATTGTAGCCATAACGTATTACTCCCCTATGCTGCGTTATAACGGGCAGTAACGATTGCTTCAGGACGAAGAATCTTACGACCGTATAGATGCATACCACGGACAATGTCAGCGAAGCTGTCAGGGTCACGATATGATTCTGTCTTATTGATTTGCTCTGCGGTTGCTACAGAGGAATCATGTCCCGCCATAATAACACCAAAGTTAGTCAACTGGTTTGCTGTACCAGAAGTACCCGGTCCAGTGCCTACCGCTGGCAGGTTAGACGAAGAGTACACACGGAAACCGTGGAAGTTAGCTACAGCCAGACCGTTACGCAGTCCACCTGACTCACCGAAATCTGCATTCATGAAGCGTGAATCTTCATCAGCAAGAATTTCCATGAATACTGGATCTACAACCAGCCAGCGACCTTGTGAGTCAACTTGCTGTTGATCAAGCAAACGTTTCATACGAGCAATAACCATTGCTGGGGAAGCAGTAGCAGTCGGCAACGAGGTTGCTCCGGGCATACGTGCAGTCAGCGGGATGGAATGTGTACCAGCAGAAGTAGTAGTAATATTTCCAAAGTCACCTTTATGCAGTTGCATAGAAGCAAGCAATTCGTTAGCACCTGCACTAGTAACAGCTTTAGTACCATTAACACTGGTGTTCAAAGCATTAGCTTGTGCGTGTTGACTTGCCTGTGCGTAACCAGCCATGTAGCCAAGAACTTCTTGGTCATGGTTGTCAGCAAGACGGTATGCAGCACGGTTGGTTGCAAGGTCCATGAAGTTGACGTGGCTATGAGCTTCTTCAATGTCATCCATTTTGAAAGCAAAGTAATTAGCTTTGTCAATTACGAGTGAGAAATCCTCATCGTCCAAATCCTGTGCGGTAACACTTGTACCACGGGAGTACGAACTTACTGAAATCTCAGGTTCTTTAATGATTTGTACGGTATCACCTTGCGATGAAATTTCACCCATATAATCAGAGTTTGTGATATCGCCACAAACAGTACTCTTGCGGAAAGCAAGCTGTACTTTTTTTGAGTAGATTACGGGGCTAAAATTACCGTTTGGTAGATTCCCATAACCTGATGTGGTTGCGAAAGCCATAATAGATCCTCCTATAAAGTTTAGGCTTTGTTGAGCTAAACAGTATAATAAAGAGGCTGAGTGTTTAGGGTGCGTAATTTAACTAATCGGCCAACTAGTTTGATACGGGCCTAGACTTAATACAGGTAGTCTTTGTATTTTTGTTTGAGCTTTAGTGGGGGGTCAGTATAGAAGGTAGACCTTACGGTGGCTTCTTTTTACTAACCCTAGTTATACTAACAAATTTTACTTTGTCAATAGTATATTAACGTGCAGAGCCAGATAAATCATAAATAAATTTACCAGACCTAATTGCAGCAGTGATTGCTTCTTCTTGCTTCTCATAGTCTTTAGCAGACATCTTAGCAATATCAGATTCTTTGTATGATCCAGCAGACTGATCTGCTTCAATCTTAGCCTTAGAACCTTTCTTAACAGTCTTAGCAGCATTCTTACGATTAGCTGCATAGTCACTCTTAGTCATACCATTATCAACCTTGTACAAATCAATAACACGGATTACTGAGTCAGCATCATCTGAGTTTTCATAGAGGGCATTCTGTACCCACTTAGGTTGTTCATCAACCCAGTCATGAAAGTCATCAGCCTCACGTAGTTTGTCAAAGTCGGAGTGAGCTTTACGAATATTATCTTCAGCAGATGTACGAGAAATCTCAGCTTCTTTAGCATCTAGTTTCTGCAAACGATCTTCTGCTTTGTTGAACATCTCTTGAGCTTTTTTAGCAGCGATTGTTTCTACAATACTAGCTACATCAGGGTACTCAGCAGCCCATGACTCAATGTCTTCATCAGACTTAGGTGGGCGAATGTTTTCTTCACCGAGACGGTTCTCTAGTGCAGCAAATTTTTCTTCCCATTCTTTTTCTTTCTGTTGCATGTGACGCCGTACATCACCATAACGTTTCTTAAAAGATTTTTCTTCACGACTAAGATCTTTGTCATCTACCTCTTGCTCTTCTTCAGAAGCTACCACTTCTTCTTCTTCTTTAACTTCTTCTGTACTAGCTTCAAGAGCTTCTAGTTCTTTCTCATCTTCTTCTATACGTTTACGATTACGATTAAAGTTAGGATTAACAAATCCCGCAATCTTTGGGGATTCCATTGTTTGTAGTTCAGGCATATTTTTTCCTTTTATATTGGGGCCAGCCGTAGCTGGGTAGCCTTATTGTTACTTCTTCTTACGTTTAGTTATTAGACCACCTTTGTTTTTATTTTTACCTCTACTGCTAAATCTCGTACCAACGTTATTAGAGGTATTTGAGCTGTTACTAGTATTGCCACTTAATCTAGCACGTTCAGAAGAGCTGATAGGAGTAACTTCTCTAGTTATTGCTGAGGCTGGCAGCGGCCCATACTTGCGTGAAGCAAGAGGGTTGTTAAAATCAAATCCAGTTGAGCTTGATGTAGTACCATCTTTTTCTTCTGTTGAAATAATATTAGCTGTTGCACCTGCACCAGTAGGACCACCTCTATCTTCATCAGTGTAAATAATAGTATCTCTAAGTTCAGCCAGTTCTGCAGGATCAAAGTTAAATGCTTGACCTTTTCTTGGCCCCTCTTCAATTTTAAAACTTAAGTATTTATCTAAAGATTTCCACGCTGCTTTTTTAGTAATTCCTGTAAACATTGGGGCAGTTGTGGTTTTGCCTCTAGAGGTGGTCTGGACACTCTTACCTTCCACAGTTCCTTCTGACTGAGAGTCTTCCCAATTTTTAAAACCAAGATCTCTAGCATAACTATTTAATTTCCAATCTCCATTAGACAAAGAGGCAACAAGCCCTTTACCTAAAGAATCGCCTTTTCCAAAAAGTTGGTCTCCTATTTTTGCTAAGTCGCTGCCTTCTATTATTTGATCTCTAGCTTCTGCAAGCCTATAAGCAGCAGCCGCTTTAGAAATGCTTGATTTTTTATTTACAAGATCAAAAATTCCAAATGCTAATTGTATACCTGCGCCCTTGGGAACAAGGGGATTAATATCAGAAGTTCCTGAACCTTTATTAAACTGTTCTTTTATGTATTCTTCTGGATTAACTAGTGCTTTACCACCATCCTCTTCATACCATTTTTCTACTGGTGTTGTTTCAGGATCATCAGGAAGATCTCCTGCATTTGGATTATAACTTAAATTAACAGCACAGAGATAACCATTCCATAAAGTTCCTTCAGGACAACCCCCTACAGGTTCTTGACGAGCAACAGGTTCAGCCCCACCTGTAATCACAGGAGCAACAGGAGCAGGGGGTGCCATTGTTTGAGGTGCTGACATTGGTTGTGAACCATAGCCATAACCAAACCCACCACCCGGTGTATATGAAGGAGCAGTAACCGCTGCACCCTCAGCATACCCAGACATTAAACCACCAGCATTCATGTTACCCATCTCAGCATCAATCATTGCGTCAATGTCTTGCTCTGGTGCTTGAGCCATCTGCATCTGTGGGGGAATAGGTTCACCGCCTATTCTACCATCAACATCCATCTGTTGCAAGCCCTTTTTTGCTTCCATGCGAATATCTTCAAAGAATTTTACACCAAAGAAACGTACAACATCAGCAGGTACAACATACTCACCCTCAGATAGTCGTGCAGGGATGTCATCACGTACCTCAACAGGGAGAGAACCGGGGGGTACATCATTGCGTGCAGGGATGTCATCACGTACCTCAACAGGGAGAGAACCGGGGGGTACATCATTGCCTGACACTGGGTCTCTTGTCTCAGCCTCGCCACCTAGAGCAAAAGCCATCTGTGTTTGGTTGTTCATTGTTAAGCCTCCTTGGGCAAAGTCTTTTGGTTTTTTAGTTATGTATTCTTTAATTTCGTTTAAGACTGTTTTTTGTTTGGGGCTATAAAGATTGTTTTTTGTTTCTTCATCAAACTGATTAAAGACATAGCCTCTAAATAATTCGGGGTATCCTGTTCTTTCCGACCAAGAGTTAAAATCTCTTTGTTCATTAAAATTTTCTTTATGGTACTTGTACCTTTCTTTCATTATGTCTAAGGAAGTAGAGGTTTTAAAATCTTTATATTTTTCTGAAAGGTATTTATCTTTATTAACAATATGATGAGAAATAATATCTCCTGCAATATCTTCAGGTCTTACATCTTTAAATATTTGCAACCCATACTCTTCTAAAGGTATGCCTTTAGGTCGGGGCATCTCTAAAGAACCAACTTCTCCCGGAGGAAAATGCTCTAGGTAATAAGGGCTATCTTCATTTGGTGTGTCTACTATTTTATAATCATATTTATTTAAAATAGGGTACATTTCTTTTGCAGCTTTATAACTACCCATCAGCATTAACCTTAAGTCTAAGTTGTTTCAAAGCTTGTAAGGCGTAGATCTGTCCCTGTACCCTAAACATAACATGTTCTTCATTTGCTTGAGAGAATTGTTTGTAGCTGAGTTGGATACGTTCTTCAAGCTCTTCTTCAAAAGCTTTCCATGCTTCGGGGTTATTTACTAACAGTTTTAAACTCACTGCATTGGTCCTCCACCAGTGTTACCTGAGAAGCCCTGTTCTCCCGGCTGAGGGGCTGTGCCTGTACCTATGGTACCCCCACCGCTGCCTTGAGTGTCTTGCACCTGTGCACCTGCTGGTGGCCCCTGTGGGGCTGCACCCGGTGGTTGGGGTGGTCCTGCCTGCGGAGGTGGTGGTGGTGTTGGATTCTCAGCTTTAAACTTCTTAAGAATCTCAGCTTGTATTGCAGCATCTGACATAGAGTTAGTCAGCTTGTCTGGGTCAAGGTCCATAGACTTAGCAATCTCACGGATAATATAATCCATTTTTGCAAAAGGTGCAAGTACAGGATTCTGTACAACTCCAAGGAATTGCATAAGACGTTGACTACGTACCTCGTTAGCCATAAGACTTTCAGTACCACGGGCTTTAACTTCAAGATCGCCTTTGATTTCTTTGTCATAGTCAAACTGCATATTGAAGTTAAAGAATGCTTTAGCTAGCGGTGCTAGTAAATAATCATCTACATTCTTAACTACATTTCGTATAGAACCATTAGCAGCAGACATAAGCATACTAATGCCAGAAGCCGTTCGTCCAACACCTTGCACTCCTGTCTGCCCGTGAGCAAAGCTAGGGAACCCAGTAGATTCATCAGCTAGTACTCTGGCTTTATCAAACATCTGCATATTCTCATTGGATACGTTAGGGAACTTAGTGCCAAAGATTGCCTGTCCGGGTGCACCACCTTGGCGACGAAAGACTTTGCCGGGATAGACAGAAAGATCTTGACCCGGAACTAAGTTAGTCTCATCTACTTCAATGAGCATGTTGCCTGATAGTGCAGCATTGTCCACAGCCATGCGCATAAAGCCATTCATCAAGGTTTGAGTGTCATCCATGTTTTCAGCAATACCTACACCAAAAAGACTGTAAGGGCTTACTTCATAAGGTACTGCATAATATGGAATAATAGCAGGGGTAAACGGATTCATAACTAGACGTAGTACTTTATTGTTACATACCCAGATGTTTACATTTACCTGATCCATATCAGACAACTCAGAAGGGATATCTACATCATGTCCCTCAAGAACATCTGTATCTACACTACCCCAGAACTCAAGGACTTCAAAGCGTTCTGCTTTAGATTCCTGAGCATCATCTTCCATTGCTTGTTCCCACCATTCTTTAACGTAGGACTCTCCTGCTTCTATGGCAGTATCAATGGCATTGGCCCTAAAGAAAGGACGTTTCTTAAGAGACCTCATTTGGCTACGAGACATTTTATGGCGCTCAACGATGTACTCAGCCTCATCCATGTTAGCAGCATCAGGGTCAGGGTAGAAGTTCCAAATAGAAACACTAGATGTTTGTGGGATAGTTTTAATTACTGGGTCATACTCACCGCCATCGTTCCAATTAGGGTACTCTTTATCTATAGCAAACGGACCTTTCATAACACCTGTACCAAAGAGTGCGCATTCAAATGCAGCTACACGTAACTGTTTGTTTGCATTAGACTCTTCTAGTTGGTCATGAATTTTCTTCTCCATCTTCTTAGCTGCAATCATTGCAGGATGGAAAGTAACCTGTGTAGGAGTAGTACCCACACCTTCTTTTAGTTCCTCCATTACTGGAAGCAATTTTTCAGTCAGTCCTGCAAGCCGCTCTTTAAGTTTTGGCCCAGTTTCTCCCGGAAGAAGTTTACTCTCTTCTAATGAAGGAGGTCTAGCTTTTTTAATCTCATCATTAGTTTCAAAATAAACTGACTCTTCTACACCTTCAGGTAAAACAGTAGGATCAACTGTAACTGGGAACTTATTATTTCCAAACAAAACTTCAATGATTTGTCCGTATGCAGCTAATACTTTTGTTTTAGTTACTTTAACAAATACCTGAGATTTTTCTGTAGAAGTAAACTGCACATCAGGTCCATATAAACCACGGTAATTCCTATATGCTTGAATCCAACGGGTTTCTTCTACCTCACGTGCATCAGATGCTTTTTTATAGTGTTTATGAACTAAAGAAACAATGCTACCAGCAAGGGGATCACTGTAGTTATCTTTCTTCATATCTTCTAAAGAACTTGCATCTTCGGTATCCATTACCATGCTTGTTTCAAAAATATCTTCTTCTTCCATACTATTTCCTTAATAACCAAATGTTGGATCGCTAGCTTGAAAGCCACTGTTTTGTGAGGCTGGATCAAAATCAAATAGACTGCTTCTTGGTCTTGTCATTACTCCGTACCGCAAAGCATCGTATAGGTGGTCTTCTGAGTGTGTGTCTACGTCTTCTGGGTTGTTCTTGTCTAGTGGTATTGCTGGTATCTGAGAGATACTATTAGAACAAGTATTAAAAAATACTATCCTTGGCTCATCTGTGAAATCGTCTACCTGCAATCGCCTGTGTATCTCGTTCTTTCCTGACACCCTAGAGCCTTTAGATCTGTCAGCAGGTCTCCAACGGCAACCCTTCATGATCATCTGTTCAGCAAGAGATGGGCCAGTATCACCACGATTATGCCACAAAGAAGAGTCAAGAACTCCATAACGTATTTTCTCCTCACCCTCAGCTTCCAGTATCATATCAGCTAGGTCAGTAGCTATGACCTTTGAGCAGTACATTTCTCTGTAAACAATCAGTTGCTCATCAGGTGCTACTGCCATCCAGAGTACTCCTGTATGAGAACCGTACCCGTAGTCACATGCTCTAAACCTTGCCCAGCTTCTTGGTATATCAAAGGGTTCAATTACGTGTATGCTTCTATTCCACTCAGGGAAAGCTGCACCTTCATTAATATCCCAGTTACCTTCAAGTAGTTGCTTGCGTTGGTGTTCTGGTAGTGACAGAAGGTTAGCCTCATAGAGACCATCATCTGCTAGGTAGGGGTTGTCAAACAAAGTAGCAGGTATAAACCTACGCTTAAACAATGGTTGACCTTCTTTAGTGTGTCCTTTAGGCCAAGAGATACGTTCGCCTGTCTCAGGATCAGTAGCATCAAAGCTTGTATTGTTTGGTGCTGGATCTACAAAGGTCTTCTTTACCCATTGATGTCCAGCTCCTCCGGGGTTAGTTGTGGCTCTTTGGTATAAATCTAGGCCACTGTTCTTAGTTGTCCGAAGACGTGATCTCATATAATTCCAAGGGTAAGGGCTAGGCCATTGTGTAAGTTCATCAAAACCAATCCAGTTAAAAGCTTGTCCTTGGTATCTTTGTACATCATCGTCCCTATCTAAATATGATAACCATAGAGTAGCACCACTAGGAGCTACCCACGTCTTGTCCCGTTCCATGAATTTGATTCCGGGGATTGCTCTGGGGTAGAGTTGTTTGGACACCGAGATAAGTTCTCTGAGTTCTTCTGTGCTTCTGCGAACAAGAAGCTTAGAAGATAGTGGGTTATTAAAATACCTAACAGGATCGGCCAACATAGCAAAAGACTTACCACCGCCAGCCGCTCCTCCATATAGTACCTCCTGTTCTGATGCAGACAAAAAGTCTGTCTGTGGTCCCGGATTTGATTGAAAGATTATGTCTTGAGCTTTACCAACATCAATCGGCTCTGGTTTCACTGTCGCTGGAACCGTCTTGATTTCTGGCTCCGATACGGTTTCTTTCAAGGGTTTCCGCTTTTGCCGCCGCTTCTTTGTAGCGTTCAGCGTAATAGCGTTGCGTTGAAGCTTCTGCTTTACGGTGTCGTTCAAGTTTAACTCTCTTCATTAGACCTACGTGAGAGATATATCTACCAGACTTCTCACTTAACCAGTTGGCTACATCTCTGTAGCTGTATTGCTTTAGAAACTTTTTAGCTTCTTCTAGTGTTTCTAACTCTTCTGGGATTGGTAGTAGTATATCATTATCTTCAGGGTCTTGTCTATAGCCAAATGGAATTACTCTGCCTACTCTAACAACTGACAGCCATTCATATCCGTTCTCATCCATTTCTGGCTTAGGTAGCTTCCAAGTTTTATTAATTTTCATTGTTTTTAGGAGGTAAAATAAACACGGGGCTATCAGTCTTTACTTCTACTTTGTCAGTCTTAACAAAGCCAGCACGATCAAGGAAGTCTTTTGCTGCTGCCATCTTCTCTTTATTGCCAAGGTCAGTAGGGTTAGTCATTACCTGCATCATTGAGTATGCAGCTTTACTACCAGTAGCTGAGATAAACTTCTTAGTAAGATCGGCAATCTCATCCTGCAGTACTGAAGTAATGCTAGTGGACGAAACATTGTCTGAGTATCCCGCAAGACGTTTAGCCCTCACAGGATCACCCTGTGCTGACTCAAATAGTACGTCAAGAAATAGTTGTTGTTTTTCTGTAAGATTTCTCATTCACACTCACATTTCTGGCAAGGACACTCACGATTTAATATTGCACATAGAATACGATTTAAATATTTTATCATGTTTTCTTCCTATAAGGTTTTACTTTGGCTGCAACTTTTTTCGGTTGAGCCACAAACTGCTTACCCGAAGCAGTGCCTTTTCGTTTGGCTCTAGTGGTAGAAGCATACTCAGAATCACTAAGAGACTTAATAGCTTTCTTAGGTAGGTATCTCTCACCTGTGGCCTTTGGCCCTTGTGTTGAGGGCTTGCCACTCTTAGTAGTCCACTTCTGCTTAGTCCAAGACTTAAGACTTTTTTGACTTTTTGCCAGCGCCATCTGCTTTAGCCTTTGCTGTTTTACTTAGGTCTTTATAGTGAAATAACTTTACGCTTGTCTTACTGTGAGCCTTACCTGTATGGGAAGAACCGTCAGGCATTTTATGAGTACCACCCTTATGTTCAGTCCCGTCTTTCTTATAATGTTTTACGCCCTTCATGATGTGTATCCTCCACCTTTGGCTTTATATTGTTTGGCAACCATTTGAGCTTTACGTGCCGACCATTGGCCGGGACTTCCGCCTTTACCACTGGCCTTGACAGAGGCAACAAGAGACTTGCGCATAGTAGGCTTAGTATAATTACCAGCCGCATTAACGCCCGACTTCTTCTTCTTTGTAGAACCTGTAGTTGATTTCACCACGTGTCATTCCTATGTCTTTGAGCATCTCATCTGTCAGATT